CCCTTGCCTACTACCCGAATCCGTACCCGTGCGCCGTTCAGGGTTGCCGGCATCCATCGGCGCGGGTTGCCGTGAGACTTGCGCGATGCCCAGATTTCAGAGGCCCATTCCCGGCGCTGCGCTTTCGGCGTGGCGTGAATAATCGCGCCCCCCGCGTCGTGAGCGTGCTTCTTGCGGTCCTGGTCGTGCATCGTTCCCGCTAGGATGTACTCAAACAGGTTGGATGCGCCGCCTTGGGCTGTGAGATTACGCCGACTGGGGTTGAATTGGACTGTCCTTCGTCCCTTGCCGCGTTTCGCCATACGCGCTCCTTCCCGTGTGTTGCACGATTTACAAAGCCAGCGGAGATTCGATCTAGCGCCGTTCTCTTCTCTGCCGTCGCGATGGTCAACGGTCAGGAATCGGCGCGAGGCGCAGAGCTCGCACTGTCGAGGGCCGGAGGGTAAACAACCTGGCTGATTGGCCCGGTACCGCTTGGCGCGGTCGGACACGTGCGTCTTGCGTATGCGTGCGCAGCTCATCTTCGGCTCACCGCGAAAATCAATCCCATAATAATCAAGCCGCCGAACAACATCGCTCCCGCGCTCATCCCCCCTGATACGGTAAGGGTTCCGCTGCCTGGGACGTAGCCCGGTGGATAGATCGCGCCTGGATAGGTGACGCTCGGATTAGGAGCGATGGTTTGCGCCGCTACACTCGTTCCCGCCGCGATCGCCTGTAAAACACGTTGGGTTGTGTCCTCGCAAATCGGTGCGCTGATGACGGTAGGGTCGCACGGCGTTCCATCCGCTAAGGTGTAAGCGCTCAGTCCCGACATCGAACAAGCTGTAGGTTTGCCGGCTCGTCTCCATTTGTCAAAGCCGGATTCGGTCAGAAAGGATCCGCGGCGGTTCCACTGGGTTCCTCGAGAGTCGCGCAACGGCGCCGTATTCAAGATGTTCTGATTGGGATTCGAACTGGACATCCAGAGTCCAGGGTCGTTGGTGTAGCCTCCGTCTGCGCTCAATGGTTCTCCGGTCGCCGGGTCGATGCCGCTCATCGGTTCCCCGGTCGCGGGATCGATGTTTCCTTGGCTCCAGAACTGTGCGCCCATGACTTCGCCGGTCTGCGGATCGAGTGTGAAGTTCGGTACGCCGCCATCCGGAAGCCCGAGTCTGCCTGTGAGGTTGATGGGGAGAATCACAGGTTTTCCTCAATTGTGGATAAACCGCCGTTCGCCAGTGGGCGAAGGTTTGAAACATGCGGACGCGCGGGAACGCGAATGCGCACCGCGGGCCGAATCCGAATTGGTTTGCTACCAGCCTCAGCGATCGAGCGCTTCGCCGCGCGCAGGCTCGCATGGAGTCGCCAACACAGAATAGCCCAACCTATCAGGCGCTTCACTGGATTGGTACCTCTACTCCGACAGCAGCATAAGCAGCTTTAATGAACGGAACCGGCCGCTCGGTACAGCGTTCGACTCGGTTTCGCGGATCGGTCAAGACTTTATAGAGGTTCGCGATTGCAGAGTCCTGAGTGGCGCCGATATGGTACACATAGCTGAAGCCTGGACCGCTGCTGAAGTCTGCGCTTGCGGGCTCATCAAACCTGTAGGTAATAACTAGGTCTTGATTCTTCGCTTCGATTTGCCACCAATCGCGTGCATGCCGGCGATCCGCCATGCTTCCGAAGTGCTTGAAGTCGACCGGGCCTACTTTTAGAACGATCTCGGCAAGCATCTCGTTCGGAGTCATGCGTACATTCTCCAGGCTACATATCCAACTGCAGCTACCAGAGCAATGCCGGCCAGCATCCTCCATCCCGATCCGCTGTGCCACTCCTGACGCTTTCCAAACGGGTTTGGACATTCCCACCCCGGATACTCACCATGTGAAGAATCAAGCGCGACCCGTCCGCTCCACATCGGCCCGCACTTTCCGCCTGAGCAATCGGCAACATTATATACATGCGAAAACCGGGTCGGGTCCTCCGGGTCGACGGCCACGGTCACAAAGCCGGCCGGAATTCCCAAAGCCAGCAGCCGAGCTCGCAGCGTTGTCGCGAAGCAATCGCAGTCCCCTTGCGGATACGCCATACGCCGCATGTCCAAAGGCCGTACCAACACTTCCGGCGCCGAGTCTCCATCGTGCGTCTGCTTCAGCCAGGCGGAAAACGGTTCCGCAGTGTCTTCATCCTGAACGAACGTGATCGTATTCTTCACGTCCTGAAAGTTTCCCGACAAACAATCCCCGCCACCTAACGCGCAGCCGCGGAGCGCATCGGAATAAAGTTCCGGAGTTTTCGAATCGGCATCGGAGTAATCGAGCATCATGTCGATCACTTGCGCGACTTGCGTATCCGGGTCATCGGATAAAGGTGTCGCGTCTACGTGAATCGCATGCCCGAAGGATGGATGGTAAACCTGCATTCCGTTTTCTGCCCGGAGCCGCTCAATAAATGAGGTGGCCCCGGTGGTCTGGTTGGTACCCGAGTTCAGGCTTAACCTTACTCCCTTGCCTTGACGTTTGCCAAGATGAAGGTTTATATTCTATATAAATACTTGCAGTACAAACAGATGAGGGCCATGTGGTAGGCGTTTCGACGGTTGACGAGACCAAAAAGAAGCCTAGCAAGGGCGCGAAAGTTGCGACGGAACACGAAAACGCGACTTCCGAGACACCCAAAAACGGCGCGGAATCGACTATAGGAGTCCAATCGAGCCAGGAGACGCCGGAAACCGCCGAAATCCCCGAATATCCCCGTACTCCCCGCAAATTGAGCTTCGATCAGTTCTGCGTATACTGGAACAACACCTTGACTACCGAGCAGCGCGAGCGCGGAGTCGTGTACTGCTATCGGCATTGGCCTATCCTGGAGCCCGTCGAGACCACTACGGCGGCAGGCAACCCGGATTTCTCAAACCCCTGCGCCGACAAGTTCAGCCACCTGGATCCGCCATTGAACATCGACCTTGTGTTGAAGCGTTGCGGCCTTGGGACATACAGCTTTCGGCTGAATCAAAACGTGAAGAGGCCGTACGGGACTCTTACCAATGCGCGCCTCGATACCGATCGCGATAACTGGAATGAGCACATGCCGATCATTCCGCCAGACCGAAAGGTCGATTTCAGCGACCCTGCGAACGAAAGATACAAAACTATCCTCGTCTCCAAAGGGATGTTGAAATCAACCGATACTCAGCAAGGAGCAGAAGAAGAAATGGCAGCCACCAGCGTTTTAGGCGAAATCGCTTCAAAAGCATTCGATCAAAAGTTTCAGCAACAGCCCGCTCAGCAGCCTGCGGCAGATATCGGCGGAGGTGTAGGCACTGAACTGGTAGGATTGCTACGCGAACAAATCACTATGAACCGTCCGCCCAGCCAGCAAGGAACTGTCAAGGATCAACTGGAAGGCCTAGTCACGCTCGCGAAGACGATGACGCCGCCAGCCGCTGCGGCTCCCGACATGGGACCCTACATCGAGCTCCAGCGCCAGAACAACGAACTGGTCCGGGAGTTGATGCGCAAAGATGTGGAACGCGCAGAGGCCGAAGCGCAGAAGGCCCGTGAAGAAGCCGCCCAGTACAAAGCCGCTCTCCCTCAGCCTAAAACAGTTGACGAGCAATTCGACGAATTGGAACGCGCTGCGAAACGTTTCGAGAGGATGACGGGCGCGAAGAAGAAAGAAGAATCGGACGAAGAGCGCGACAATCCGCAGACCGCGGCCGGATTCTGGGGAGGCCTCTTCGGCGCCCTTCCCACAATTCTGAAAGAAGGCGTAACCCTCCTGCGTGAGGTCAATATCGGGCTGTATAACTACAAGCTGAACGGAGGAGGCGGCCCGCCATTGAATCCCGCTACAGGTCAGCCCGGTACCGAGCCTCTCTCCCCAACCGAAGATGCCGAAGACGACGGCCCACTCTCTCCTGAAGATCAGGCTAAAATGGAACGCATGCAAAATGTCGTCAATCAGCTTTCCTCTTTGGCTCAACCGATGCTCGCTCACCTGATGCGCAACAAGCCCGGTAGCGAGTTCGCCAAGTTTGTAATCGAGAACTATGGCTCCCAGGCCTTTGAAACGGTACGGGGCGTAGAAGGCGGCTCTGCAACGATCCTGGCGATGATCCAGCAGTATCCCCCGGTCTGGAATCAGATAGGGCCCGCGAAGCTTCCGCAGTTTACGCAGTTTTTGAATGAGTTCATGATGTATTCAGGAGCTCCGGTGCAATGATTATAATTTGGGCGCAACTGTCCACACTGTTCGGAATTGACAGGGCGCGGAGGAAGTCATGATGCGCAGGCGCTTGGCTGCTGTCCTTCGTGGCGACGTGTTGCCTCTCACTCCCCGTGAGTGTTGGGCCGTCGAACAACAATTGAATCCGGCAGTCTTGCCTTTCGCTGAATGGTTGGAGCGTCTAGAGAAGCCGCGCCCTCTGATCGCACCCACGCCACCATTGCCGCCTGCGATAAAGCCCACGCAACGATTAGTTACTGTTTTACGCGAACAGAACGCGGAAGAGCGTAAACGCCGGATCGCTTCTGACGCCGCTTTGCTCTATCCGTGGGGTTCGCCGCAGTTTTACGCCTACATCGACAACCACAGCGCTCCCGCTACCACGGACCCGCCTGGACAGGCGAACGGAGGTTCACCCCAATGACGCCTTTCACGGCTCCTGATCCTCAGCTTTCCAAGATGCACCGCCGCGCCCAGATGCGCATGGTTCAGGCGTTCCAGTTGTTCATGATCCAGATCGCCCACGGGTCGAAACCGAAAGACGCCATCAGTACGATTGACGAGGCGATGGAATTTTGGACCAACTACGAAGACCGCTACGAAACCGAGAACCCCCTGCCCGATATGCCCGATCCCACGGGCGCGATGATTGCGAACTTTCAACAGGTCATGGCGAAGATGGGCGAGAACGCCGACAAGATCGGCGCCGGCAATGCCCAACTGTATGCCATCCATCCGCGCGATATCATTGAAGCTTCGCGCGACATGGCCCGCGCTTCACGAGATATGCTAGCTGCCGGTCTCGAAAGCGTTTTGCCTGTTGGTAGTGAGAAGTTGATAGCCGCTGAGTTGCAAGCCCGCATGAATCTAGTGATGGATTGCTTCAACACGGGCGCGGCCATGATGCTCAAAATGCTCCATGGGGATGCGCGGCCCGAGCCTTGGTCTGACAATTACGACCATGAGGAACGGATTGCGCATCTGCTTTCTGACTTCGGCTTGCTTTGCGAACACGACAACCACAGCGCTCCCGCTAGCACGGACCCGCCTGGACAGGCGAACGGAGGTTCACACCAATGAAAATCGAAATAGATAACGACTCCTGCACCTATCGCCTAACAGACGGTGAAGAAGACGGCATCACAGGACTAATCGTCCCTTACGGAGAAAGATCCATCCTGGACGAAACGGTACCCGAAGCGGAGCAATGGTGGGCGGAAATCGATGACGATGGATGCTGTGATGGGCTGGCTCACAAGGGCGATTCAACCGACTCGGAGCCTGTCGAATTTGAACTCGATTGCGAATTCGAAGAGGAAGACGAAACCGGGGATACCGAAGACGCCGAAGACGCGGAGCCTGCATGAAAGGCACCTGCAAACTCTGCGGCGCCGTGATCGAAACAGATCCCGATCCAATTATGGATGCAGACCATGAGAAGCGGGAGCGTACCGCCTTCTTCAACCGGGTAGCGTTCCATATCGACCCGCGAAACAAGCGCTGTACAGCCAATAATCAAAAGGTGATCGTTAATCGCTTCGCGATGCAACAGCAGGATAACGGTTGGTTCCAGCGCTGGCGCTTACTGGCGTGTCTTAACGATATCGACGCCTACTCTCTCGCCAAAGAGGAAGAGTGGCGCTCCTACCTTCATACGATCACAAGCGGGGAAGCCAGCCGCCGCGCTCCCGAACCTTCAGAACCTTCGACGGCTGTCGAGGCCAAACCAGAAACGGTCAATTGATGGAAATCTTAAACCGATTCCCGGTATCCGGCTCCTGCGATGGCTGCAAGAAAGCCTGGCGAGTGGATATCCCGTTAGGCTCCAAGGTCCAAGTGATCGCCCGCTACGTCGAAGACTCGCACCGCGAGCGCTCCCCCAATTGTCCAAGAGCGAAAGCCATCCTCACCTCAGACCGGTCTTTCCTTGACGACATCGCCGCTCAGATTGAATTCAGGATGCCGCGAACCAACGGAGCGACTCCGGTTTTCAGGATGACGTGGAGGGATGCGGATGAATTGGATTTAACGAAAGACGAGCGTAAGACGCCGATGATTATTATCGGGCGTTAGGGTTCTTTGGGTTTTTGAATGGAGGTAGTCTGAGGGTCTGGATGTATGGTCCGCGTGTATGCTGTTCGCGTGTAGCCGATACGACATTCGGATGCGTATACCAACTCTCCAAGCTTTATTCCCGAATCGGCTGTGCGGATTTCAGCAACATGATCACATACGATGATGGTGACCGCGAGTTTCTTGCAGACCAGCCGAATAGCCTCCAGAACAGAATCGAGCAGATCGTCACCGCGCAATGGCAATTCTGAAGCGTACGGTACAGATGAGCCCAACGACTGATTCTCGTTCTTCATAACTCAAAGTTGGCAATACACACTTCTTCTTTCTTCTTCATCCCTGGAACTGGTTCCCATTCTCGATCGATACGGATGGTAAAAGGCTCGCCGTGTTCCTGAATGCCGAATACTGATAACATCTCGACTGAACTTGGAAGCATTGACGGACCCACGCGGCGGACGATATTCGGGAATCCCCGCATGGGCACTTTCCGAATCCGCAACACGACCAACGTACACTGACGTTGCCTACGCTCGCCCAGAGATTCCCAATACTTCCGCATCTCCTCATAGGTCAAGATATGCCGGGGTGGTAACGGAAACCGCTTGCCGATCAGGGTGAGAAACCAGTTCCAGAGTTTCATTTCGCTGGCTCCAATGTCGGCTGATGATCCGGCTTTTCTACTACTGTCGGTCCTGGCTTTGGTACCTCGCCCTTTTCGTACTTCGCCGCGAATACGCGGAGTTCAGCGGCTGCGTCCTGGCATCCTCGGCATGCTTTGGATTTGTTGACGGTCAACTCCTGGTAGTTGGCGCAGACTCGCTCTATACGGGCGGCGATTTGACGTAAGCGGGTGGGGGTCACGATTTGAAGTCCACAAAGTCGTCTTTGGGTTTGGGCTCAACAGCGGGAAGCGGGTCGGCAGGGGTCGAAGGCTTCCGGCCTGGGGTGTGCGCGGTGGCGTTCATGACAAGTTCCCATTCCGCATTGTTGGTTCGTGTCGGCTCGCCAGGACATTGTAAGGATGGAGCCGAACCCCGAACATGGGCAGCGTCATGGGGTAGTAATCCATTCGACCGCTCCAGGAATGCAATCTTGCCAAACTCATGCGCGCGCCTCTTCCGCCTTGATAGCGGCCCACTCTTCCCGTACCCACTTCTTTACGAACGCTTGAATCTTTCGCAACGACAGTGCGCCGGTCTTGTGAAATTCCTTGCGGCAGTTGTCGCCGCAGAACTTCGGCTCGATGGTGGATTTCTTGGATTCGCTACGCTTGAACCGTTTTAAGCAGTTCTGGCACTCATAGCGCCCGTCTGCGAGTCTTTTGGCTGTTACCATTGGTCGTCAAATGGCCTTCTCGATGGCCGTAGACGATCATAGACCTACTCCCCCGCGTCTGTCAATACCCTTAACCGGATTTTCAGTCTTCGCTGGTACTTTCTCGCCCGTTTCGATAGGTGGGAGCGCTGGTATTTCGTCCTCGTCTTCGGGCTGCAAGTATTCCGACATATCGAACAACGTCGGCGCGTTCAACTTCTGCTCTGCCAGTTTCACGTATGCGGTTCCATCGAAGTGATAGCGCGGGTTCAGTTCGATGCTGATGGATTTTCTCTTCAGCGGTACCGCGCAATAAGCTACTGTGTGCAAGCCGCCGAATGGATCTAAAACCGTCTCCCCTTCCTGGGAGCACTGGCGGATGACCCGGTTCGCTAGATCGAACTGCATCGGGCAGAGGTGCATCTCTCTTCCCTTCGCCGATTGCGCCCCGTTCAGTGTCCGCATTCTCGTGATATCGGTCCAGACGTCGGGATGCCAGGACTGCGGGGGAAGGAGCATAAACTTGACGGGCAAGATTTTCCGGCGCTCCAATTCTTCCGCGATGCGCACATGGTTTTCGTAGTCGTACACAGTTGTGATGGAGTAATGCCGGTATTCCTTGTACATCGCGTGATGGGCGAGTCCTGCGAGTTCTTCTCCCGTCATCAGGCGATCCGGCTTCAATGGCGGGAGTTTGTGTTTCTTCAGGTCGGCGTAAAACTGCTCTTTCTCTTCGGCGGTCGGCAAGCGATTTCCCGAGCTGCGCTCAAAGCCATGCGCGTCCAACTGCCAACGGGCCCGGGAGTAGCCGGTCTGCTCTTCCCAGTCTTTCCCTTCCGACGTTGGAATGATGCTCTGGTTTCGATTGTCCTTGTCGTAGGGCGCGATTTCTCCCGTCTCGCCGTCGATGCAAAGGGACTTGTGTTTGACGACTGGTTCATCGGCGTAGGCGTTGGTCGTATCGGTCGGGGGCTTCCGAAAGATGAGCAAGTATTCCGGCATCCCCACGCCCATCTTGGTGCCGTCTTTACATTGCTCGGTCCAGCCTAATCGGTACGTCTGGTTGTTCTCTCGCACTACGTCGGTGACGATGGTTTTCATTCCCATGTAGGCGAATCCGTGGCGCTCGAAATGATCTGCGGTTTTTGAATGGAAACGATACACGGTCTGGAAGCCGAGGCCTGTGATTCCGCCTGGTACGATCCGGTCCTTGACGTGGATCGCGCACACGCGGCCCGGTTTTAGTACCTTCAGCAGCCGCGGCGTGAGAAAATCCATCTGCGCGAAAAAGTGCTCGTTGCCGTCCGTATGGCCGAAATCGTTGTACGACGGCGTGTATTCGTACTGCGTGCTGAACGGTATCGAGGTAAGCACGAGGTCTACACTGTTCGGCACCATCGTTTCCAGTTCTTCCACGCTGTCGTTATTGATGAGCCGCGCTGTCTCTGTTGCGACTTCGGCGCGCTCGATTCCCATCGCGCGGGCGAGTACGCTTTGAATGGCCGCCTGGGATAAGCCGTACTCGCGGATGATCTCGCTCATGCGCGCCGATTGCTGATTGTGGCGCTCCCACTTTTGCATGAGGCTCTCCAGAATCAGCCGCTCCGACTCCGCATAGATCAGGTGAATTCGCACCGTCTTGGTCTGAAGGTAGCGCCGGATTCTGTGAATCGCTTGGATGAAGTCGCGGAACTTGAACCCGATCCCCACGAAGATTGCATCCGCACAGTGCCTCTGCCAGTTCACGCCGGCTCCGAGCATTACAGGCTTGCCGGCGATGTATTGAATCTCCCCGTTAGCGAATCGAGCAACCGCATCCGCGATTTCTTCGTCGCCTCCGACTTTTCCGCGGAGTCCTCCGTACACGCTGACCACTTCCGGTACCGCCTTTTCGATGGCGTGGCGTTCGGCTTCCAAATCGTGCCAGAGGATGAAATGCTTGTCGGGCTCGGCATCGAGGATCTCGCGCATCTTCTCGATTCGTTCGGGCAGGGTATCGCGCTTTTCTCGAGCCGCTTCCGAAACACCGTGGGACGCCTCGCGGAACATTCTTCCTTGCCCGTCCTTTTCTTCGTGCGCCGTCGAGTGATCTACCTTCACTTCGTGCTTGATGACTTCCAGCGGAGGAATGGCGTAGCCTTCATCCGAGAAACCAAGGTCTGAAGGGGTATATAAAAACAATCCCCAGGTGGAGCACCAAAACCAGAATTCTTTAACCTTGTGCGGATGCAAGGTAAGTTTATCGGCGTGTACCGAGTCGCGTTTGAAAAACCGCGTCTTCGCCTGGCTCACGTCCATGATCCCCAAGAATGCCGCGTAGGCGAGTAGTTCTATGTACTCGTTAGGGTCCGGTGTTGCCGTCGCCACGAAGCGATAGGGCACGGCTTCAAACAGCCGCATGAATTCGCGGAAAGTTTTCGTACCGCCGAAGGATGACAGTATGCTTGCTTCGTCCAGGCTGGCAACTACAAACTTCTGCGGGTCGAGTTTCCCGTCGCGCACGGTCTCGTAGTTGGTGAGGTAGATTCCGGTCTCGTCCGCTTCTTCGATACGCCGAATGAACTTGAGCGGGATACCGACTCTCTCCGCGTCGATGGCGAATTCCTGCTGTACGCCAAGTGGCGCCACGATCAGGGCTCGGCCGTTCTGGCCTTTCTTTGCCAGTGCTCGCAAGATGAGCCACAGTATCAAGAGCTGCTGGACCGTCTTGCCCAGTCCGAAGGATTCAAACAGCGCGCGCCGGCCGCCGCGGGCTCCCCAGATGATTCCTGCCGCCTGGTGGGGTTTTAATTCAAAGCCGCTCGGGAAACTCATCTGTAAGTCGGCGGGTTCGATGGGGATGCCGAGCTCTTGCGGGAGGTTGTATTTCGCTCTGAGGAATTCGCGGTACGCTTCGATGGAGTAATCCCCATCCGCCCTTTCTTGCGCCAGTGGACATCCGGCCTTGTGGCCGCGGTGGACCCTACAGGATGGGCAATTCTCTACCATTCGATATCTCCTTCTGGATTGTCGGGAGCGTTCAGACAGAGTCCTCGGTGTGCTGGTTCGCCGCATTTCGGACATTTACCGCGCAATGCCGGTTCTGAACCTGCGGGAACAGATGAGCCCAAACTATCTTGATTTTCCTCTGATCGATGGACTTTACAGGAGGGGCAATTCTCTACCATTTACTTTTTCTCCGTGTTTGAATTCGGGCTATCGAGTGATTCCTTGTGGGCGCTCCGCTCGTTGGCTATCAGTGCTTTCTCGGTTTCCCAGTCCATTATTCCCATTGTGAGCAACCATGCCGGAGCGGTTTTGAAGTCGGGCCGGTTTTCGATCTCCGCTATCTCGCGGTCGCAGCGGGCGAGTCCGCGGATCGGGCAGTTCGGCTCTCGCGGCGCGTCCGGTTCGGCGTGGGGATTGCAAAGGCACGTCACGAAGCGCTCTCCTGATCTCCGCGCCCTGTCGGGTCCGAATCGGGTGACGTGTCGCGGCCAACAACTGGAATAAATTGAAACTGAGGCCCACCGTAATGCAACTGCCGAGCTGCTTTATCTTGGCAGAAGTCGAGCCATCTGCGGATGACTTCCGCCGCTTCGCCGGTCGCTACTTGCTTTGATCCGTCCGCATACTCGATTTCGATTCGGGTGCAAGGTATATTCATGCCGTCCGCTCCTTCAGCGCCTTCCTGCTGGCGTCGATGGCGTCTAGGGTGTTCAGGATCGCTTTAGCCACTGGGTCTTTCGGGGCCGGGTCGATCAACCGGAACGCTTCTTTTACGTCCTCTTTGGCTTGCATCAGATGGGCGTCGGCGTGTTTTTCTTCCCTCGTCATTCTGTACCATCCGCTCGATTTTCAAAAGCCGTGATATGCCCTAGCCAGGTCAGTTCTATTTTCCCGGTGGGGCCATTCCGCTGCTTCCAGAGCAACAATTCCGCTAGTCCTTTCAGGTCCTCGCGCTCCCGGTGGAGCATCTCCGGGCGCCACACGAATGCTACTGCGTCGGCGTCCTGCTCGATACTCCCAGACTCCCTCAGGTCATGCAGGGCCGGCGCGCGGCGCTCTTTCAGATTATCCCGGTTCAACTGGGAGAGTAGATGGACGTTCAGGTTTTCGTCGGCGGCCAACAGTTTTAATTGCCGGGTGATCTCCGATATCTCCGCGTTGCGGTTTGCTTGCTTGCCGATGGCCTGGAGAAGTTGGAGGTAGTCGATTACTACCATGAACACGTCCCGATCTTTGGTCCGCTTCCGGCGAACGGCGGCGCGGATCGCGCTCACTGTCGAGATTCCGTGTTCGGCGATCCAGAGGGGCCAACTTAAAATCTGCTGGATTGCTTTCTGAATCCGCCCGCGCTCCTCCTGGTTCAGATAGCCCGCCCGGAGTTTCGCGCCATCGACCCTGGAAACTGTACACATCATCCGCGTGAACAGGGACGCGCGGGTCATTTCCAGTGAGAATATAAGCACTCCCAAGCCCGCCTTTGCTACGCTCATGGCGATCTGCACAGCCGCGGCGCTCTTTCCCATCGCTGGGTTGCCGGCGATCACGAAAAGTTCTCCGCGCCTGTATCCGCCCGTCATGTCTGTCAACTTGTCCCACGGTGTTTTTACGAAGGTTGCCGCCTGGTGCGGGTTTAAGAATCGGTCAATTCCGCCCGCCTGCTCAATCACTTCCTGAAGTCCCAATAGTTCCGCGGTCTGCTCCGGTTTGAATCCGATCTTAGCGAGGGCGTCTTCTGCTAGCGCGATCAGTTCCTTTGAATCCCCTTGCGTGGACGCGCAACGGTCTATCAGGTTTTGAGACGCGAAGATAATTTTCCGCAGCGCCGCTTTTTCGCGGATGATGTCCACGTAGGATTCGACGCTGGGCATCTCCGGGAGCCCGGTATCGAGCGAGGTCAAGTAAGCGACTCCATCGACGGCCGCCAGTTGATGGCGGTCGTTCAGGTAACTGGCGATGGTAACGCGATCGATTTCAAGGCCTGCGGAATCCATGTCTCGCAGGGCGGTATAGATGCGCCGGTGTTTCTCGGTACTGAAATCGTCGGCGTCAAGAAGTTGAAATACTTCGGCGTGTTGATGGTGCTGCAGGATGATCGACCCAAGCACCAGCCGCTCAGCCGGTTTATCGCAAGGCAGAGGTATCTCGTTCAACTCGTCCACTCCTTTCAGATTTACGCTTGTTTTTCTTTCCAGGGAGCCTGCCACGGCTTCCCCGGCGCTAGAATTTCACCGATTGGACCCGCTCGCGCCCGCTCCAGCGGCTTCCGCGTAGCTTTTTCCGACTCCGGCACGATATCCACGGGGCCGTAGCACTGGCAATGCCGGCAAACTCCGCACGGTACAGTTATGAACTCAACCGGACGTATAGTCTTTGTGGGTTCAACTGGTTGTGTAGTTTTTGGAGTAGTTTCGGTTTCTCGTTTCTTTCGCTCTTTCGGCTGTTTCACTTCTCGAGCCGCCCGCGCCGGGGCCGCTGCGAAGTTTTCCGGTTTGGCCCAATACCGATTCGTCCGCCCGATCTTTTCCGAGCCGATGAATTGGTAGCCTTCCGCCTGGACTTTTTGAAGATCCTGTAAAATCTCGCTTCGCTTCTTGCCGGTGGCCCGCTCGAATTCCTCTATCGTGATCTCACAGGGGATTACTACGATTTGCTTGGTTTCCTTGTCCCATCGCATCGTGCGCTCTACGACGGTTTTCACGACAAGATACATGCCGTGATCGCAGGATGAGGGGAGATTCAGAAAGAACGTGTGAGGTACGGGGATGAAATCGGTATCGAGGTCCACTTCGCCGGTCGTTCCACAGCCGCGGCACTTGGCGATGCCGGATTGGATATTTTCGGCCCGAGCCGCTATCGAGTACTCGAATCCGCTGCCCGTGGTTGCTTTCCGCTGGCGTATCAAACCTTCCAGATAAACGCCTGGTTTGTCCGGGTCCTCTTTGCCGAGTAATGAGGATATCGCCTGTTCACATCTGCGCCGGGTCACGCCGGCCACGTTACAGAACCGGGTCCAGGTGATCTTTTCCCAACTCCGGCCGCGGCCTACGGTCTGCTGAAGGATGAGCCCAAAGCATTTATCCTCCGCGTATTCCAGATAGCGGGCGAGTCCGCGGAAGAATGATGGCCGGGTCCTAGTCCAGTTGCCGGTTATGCCGGTTGGGATTGGTTCGGATGTAGTCACTGGGCAACTCCCCAGTTTCTACTTGCTTTCGCTGATTGGTTATGATAAGGTGGCATTGTTCAGGAAGGCTCTTGCGGACATTGGGAAATGTTTAACCGCTTGGGCCTTTTTGCTTTCTAGGGTCATTTTCGGACTCACCCAACCATACACCCAGTCCTAGTGTTTCGGCAAGAACAATTTTTCTCTCGCATGCCATTCTTTAGTCTTACCTCTTAAAGACACTATAGATATAGTCTTATGGAAATGAACTCCAGTGGACGTGTTTTTGGAATTCCAGTGGAGGGGTATGCGAACTCGGGTTCACGGATTTTTAGGGGTTGGCGGGTCCTGTCGGCGAAGGTTACCGGGAGGATTTTAGTTGGTTGGCGGGTCCTGTCGGCTAAGGTTTCAGGTTTTCGAGAGCGCGGTAGATGTCCTGACCAGGTTCAGGAGCCGCCCGAAGCGGTTAAATAGGTCTTCTCCCTTCTCGCGGGCGCAACTGATACAAATAGGGCGTTCGTCAAACGTGTGGTAGTCGGTTTTGTCGCCACACCAGACGCAAGGGCGCTCCGCTTTCATCCGTACAACTCCAGATTTCGCGGGATTCCCCCGATGCCGGGCCAGCGTGCGGCGCTCGGATGGTTGCCGATGTTGTCACGCAGGAGCATGGCGCGAGTCTCTTTCCGGGTCGGGACGTATGATCCGGTCCACGCGGAGTCAATCCCGATGTTGCGGGCCACGTTCGTAGAATCGACCGAAGCGTACGGGATGATGGAGAATACTTCCGGGTCCATCTGGCGCAGGCCGTGAAGTTTCACGGTGGGGCGTCCGTCCGTGTCGCAAAGGATTTCCATAGCCTCGGCGATCCTTCCCCACCATCGTTGTGTGCCGATCCGAACGTATTCGCCAGAGCTGCCGATGGCTATACGGGGATACACCATCAGGCTGAGCAGCCGCTTCATAGATTCGTGCATGTGCCACACTGGCACGCTACTTTCCAACGGAAGATGGTACGCTTCCCACTCTTCGATTAGCCGGTTGTTGTCATCCTCGGTCCCGTCGATCACGTCCGGGATCAGGCACCAATCGAACGCGGGATGCCGGTACCAGGCCCGCACCCACTGAACGTAAGCGGGAACGTTGATACTCCCCTTGCCGGCCGCAAAGATCGGCCACGCGCCGTTATCGAGAGCAACGCTTTCTGCGACGGCGAACGCGAGCTCGACCTGTCCGGGGTTGGCGTACGATATCATCGCATGGGCACCGCGCCATGCCGCAAGAGCAGCCGGTTCAGGGGTGATTGGGCCGCCGTGGTACCGGATCAAGACTCCCTCCGCGCACTTCTCAGGACGGATCGTCCTGACTCTTCAGCCCAAAGACTCTGCATTTCCTGTATCAAACCAGCCCTATCTAACCCATGGTAAGCCCAAAATCGCTTTCCTAGCCTGTGGTGAGACTCTGGCCCTACCCTGTGGTGTTCGATTGCACAGAGGGGCAGGGATTCGCAATCCGGGCACTTCTGCGAGAGACCGCGGCTGCCGACATGGGCGCATTCAGTGGGGGAGGTTTGGCGACTCCACATCGTAACGTCGGGTTCTATCGCGTCCATCCATCGAAAGTCTTTGACTAATTTACCAAAACAGGCGACACAAGCGAATTTCCGCACGAAGGCGCGGTAAGCCGGATTGTCTCCCGGTTGGCGCTTGCGGGGTTTACGCCGAATCGGGGAGCGCTGGATGGGCCGCCGGGCTTCTGTTTGCTGGAAAGTGTTTCGACCGCCTGTATTCAAACCCTTAACCATCAACAATCTCCAGTAATTCCTCAATCTTCTTAAGCATCGATTCTTCCTCCTGATTCAATCCCCTCGGCATCAATTTTTGCATAGATAAAAAGACCCACAAATGTATCAACTCGTCTTGGTCTAACTCTAAGTTGTACAAGAGAGTGGGCATTAGCGGGATTTCCCCTTTTTGTGTTTGGGCTGAAGGCTGGGGACGGGTTTACGTTTGCCAGTGCGCGGTGGTCGTAGCCTAGCTTCAAGTTTTTCTATTTCCCGTTTCAGTCCTGGCCATCGGCTAGTCTGTGCTGCGCGGGGAAACTCCCTCACCAGCGCTATCAGATACCTCACCAATTCAAACGCTCGCTGGTCGTTGGCAAGCGCTGATGTGGTATTTGGATAGAATCCATCGAACTCTGAGCTAAACGGGCGCTCTTCTTGATGGAAGCACCATGCTTCCAATAATTGGAGGTCCTTTTCACTCGGTACCCTCATCGGGGAAACTCCCGGATACGGAGATCGACGGGCCACTCGTCCCAGTTGCCGCCTTTGGAATCAACTAGTGGGTAATGTGTTCGGAGGCAATTTGTTTTACTGGCGACCGGATGCGCGCCCAACTGCTTCACAAATACAGACACGCCAGCCGCTTTACACTGGCGGATGGTCTCTCTGGCCCATTCGAGGTCGAAGGGCCGCGCCTGAGGCCCAGATTCGCCGCCTACGATAACCCAGTCGAGCCCGCTCCGGCATTCTGCGGCAAGGTCTGGATATCCCCCGGCTCGGTTCCATCGCGCATTGGCTTCACACTGAGCGCATCGGCCTGAAAATCCGTGCGCACACCGCAAGAAGCGTCTAAAATCGAGTCCTGCCAGCGCGGGTTCATAACTCACAAACCGTAGCGCTGCCGGCGTCTGCAACAATAAAGGGATTCTGGCGTCTGCGGTAGCCTGGTCTTCGACGGATACACCTTCCCATACGTTGGGTAGGGGCCAACTAAATCCAACTTTAATATTTCGTTCTATCAAAATATCGACACCCTGCCGTCGCACACGGTTCGGCGTGAGAGGATCAGTAGTCCATTCCCGCATCCGTTCCGGGCGTTTCGTCAGCACTTGGAAAGTGTGTTGCGGGCAGAGTGCCATCAAAGCGAAAACCCGGTCTATCGCCTCATCGGGTAAATTTTCATAGAATAGATCCGACATGCTGTTGACGAACACACGCCGGGGCTTTTTCCAGTGGAGCGGTTCGGTCAACTTGGATTCGATCAGTTCAACCTTACCTGTCCAGTGGGGGCCGTCGCCGTTCAAGACGGCGAACGCTTCGCCAGTCGTCGGGCTGCGGAGTCCTGGGAAATTCCGTGCTGCCTGGCGCTCGGCGTAGCAATTCCGGCAGCCTTCGGAAACTCGAGAACAGCCGCGCACGGGGTTCCAGGTCTCGTCGGTCCATTCGATGGGCGTAATACTCAACCGCGCCTCCCGCTGCCGCGCTCAGGTAGGGTTTTTTCAGTATTCTCAGTGTTTGGGTTCAACGCTGACGACGGGTACAGAGCGGTCAATGCGCGGTAGCCATCTGAGCACTTCCAGCAGCGCGCCCTGTAAATCCCGTTCGATGTCGTCTTATGGCCACACTCCAACAGAACGAGGTTGCGGTCGAAGATGCTGTTCTTGTAGACGCTCAATACTTGGACGATCTTCCGCAATGGGCTGCGACGCTGGTTCGGGCTACCGCTTGTTTTGCCTTTTAATTTCATACTTAACCGCGCCTCCCGCTGCCGCGCTCCGGTATCTCCGATCCGCCGGGGAAGCCTGTATTCAACCTCTGAAAATAAGCGATCAATTCCAAGTGCCGCAACCAACTTTCTAATCGAAACTCGTCTTGTTCTCGATGAGCTGCATAGAAGCCTTTCAAAGCTAAAAATACGTCAGGGTTTCGAGGTTGTGTGTGCATGAATAATCTTATCGGCTGCGAGGTGAAAATCTTCAGTGTTTGGGTTTGACAGTGGTCGAAGGGGTTCGACTGTGGGCGCGCGGTGGCGAGAGCGCTAGTCATTATTTCTGACTCCTGGCCCACGCCGAAGTTCCTGAATCTCAGCCGCCATCCGTTGGATCATATCCTGTGGATCGGTCAGCGGCGCATCGTCGCCGAAAACCTTTTTGTAATTGGTTCGTAAGCAGGATACCCAGGATGGGTAGTCGTGTCCACCGATTTCCGGCCAATAGCCTTTTTCGCCGGGTCTACGGTCGGGAGTGTAAAAAACCTGTTCTGTGTTTGGCGGGGCCGAGGTAGCCGTCGCGGCCTCGGGTGGCGCGGCGGCTGGCTCTTTTCGGATATACCGATTCATCGCAACGACAATGGCGAGAGAATCCAACCAACTGTGGCACTGGCATACTGGCCGGTCGCCGTCGTAGACATTCAGATTCACCTTTGAACCGACGCGCCATCTCCCGCGCTCCTGTTCGCCGGATGGGGGCCGGGGTGTTGAGCCCAAATCCTCAGAATCTTTGGTTGGCAGCGCGGTGGCTGGCAAGGTTTCGCGCGTCCATACAATCCCAGGCTGAGAAATCCAGACAAACCGCACGTCGTACTTGTCTGTGAACTTGAGCCGCCCGGTTGCCATGCGCACAAGCAGGTTCGGCAATCCCCCTTCGACTTCCACGTACTCGGCAAACGCTAATTTCACCTCGTCCAGCGATTCGTAGTGATATTGACGCTCATGGGCTGGACCATCAATCCAGCCTGGAACAATCCGGCATCGCTCCACCGATATTGGCTCCCACTCTCGCCCGTCGTGCTTGCGACGTACCTGGATTTGCCAAGGCATGGTTAGCGCTCCTCCCGGTGAATCTCCCGCTCCAGCGATTCAAACCGATCATCCATCAGTTTTTCTAGTGCCTTGAACCGCTCGATCATATCGGCTCGCAAATCCGATAGTCGCGCGTTAAAGTTGGCGGTTAGAACGACAGCCAGAGTGCCCGTAAAAATGGCATTCGCCAGAATCGGCAAGCCTACTACAAGCCAGAGTTGATCGACGGGCATCAGTACACCCCCTCCTTAAAACTCTGAATTCCTCCGGTGATCGCCACTCGGCAGATGATGTCGCTGGTAATTTCAAACTCGATGTTCTGAGACCTGGCGTAATCCTGGGCGAGTTTGCACGCATCCACGGCCGCGATCAGTTGGCGAACCATCGCGCTCGATTGCCGCGTCGTCAGCGTGGGCGCGGCTGGCATGACCGATACCGCCTTGCCGTTTGTGATAGACTTCGGAGATTCGGTACTCCTACCAGGGAGTGGCGCAACTGGGCGGCTTATCCCGGAAGGCGAGTCGCCCGGTTGTCTAACCTGTTGGACATTCTCCCCGTTAACCGGCTGGTTTTGTACAATTCGTTCAACTTTCCAGACCGCTTGATTTCCTTGCCCGATGGTTTTCGTCAGCGTGAATGGTTCGCCTGGGCCGGCGTGAAGTTTCTGGATCTCATCGTGAGCGATCGGCGGGACGAAGAGCGCGTGTCCACCTTGCAGGGTGTACATGAAGTCCAGTCCGTTTCGGCCGGGTTTCTCTTTGGCTGAAGGGTAGAGCAATGAGACGGTGAGGGGTTTGTTGGGTTCTATTTTGATGATCATGGCTTGTACCGTAGTTTGTCGCAGTCGCTTTCTTTGGTTTTTGGGCTGGACGGTTCCGAAAGGTCTGGAGCGGACGGGCGCGCGGTGGCTTTGGCGATGGCCGCATTGACACGACCGAGCAAGGTCTCCTCAGCGGCGCCTATCTCAACGCTCCATTCTTCAAACCAAGCCGGAACTTCCTGGAGCGCGGCCAAAAGGCCCCAGGCTGCGGCGTGGAGCGGACAGTAAGATAACTCGATACCGCATGGCCGGAATTGGCGAAAGGGATCTTGGGTAACGATGACCTTACAGCCACATAGGAAGACGGCTTCGTGAACGTTCGGCCAGTTCAGGACGCCGGTTCCGTTGCACGCTTCACACTTGCGCTCAACCTGAGGGCCGTTGCCTCCGAAGAAGCCGGAGCCGCCGCATTCGAGACAGGGTATTTCGTGGGTCATGATTTCTGCCCCATCATTTCGTAGACCTTGCCGGTGAGTAACTTGATGTCGACGCGGATTTCGCGGATGGGCACGCCTACGGCGATGTAGAGTTGGGTGTTGGTCATCTGACTGGCCTCGTAAGATCCCACAACGGGGACGGCATAACGATAGTTCACCCCACAGATTCCGAAACCGGCGCGGCTCATCCTCGACCCACTGGCAACCTGCTTCAAGCTCTCGCTCATAATCGGCTTCGGTGAGGCATTCGACTATGCGGGTATCCAGGTTGAATTCTCCCGCTTCGACGCCTTCTTCTTCGTAGTGAATGCGTCCGTACATCAGACACGCCCCTGTTTCAATTCTGTGATCTGGCGCGTCACCCGTCAAGGCGGCATCGTGCAAGGTGGATCGCGGCAAGGAACGCCAGATTTTCCATGGCTTCGATGCGATCCACAAGTCGGGTTTCGAGTTTGTCAAGGCGTCCGAAAATCTTATCGGTCAAGCGGAGTTCCATCGCGATCCACCACTTTTCCATCTCGTCTTTCAGTTGATCGTTATCCATACACCGATTATGCTTGACGCTAAGCACAAATGCAAAGGAATTCTTTACCTAGTACCCGTCTGAGTACTTGACGCTAAGCAGAAAAGGCTTTACACTGAGACGGTGAAAAGATTTAATGCGTGGTTTGATTCGCTGGGTGAGCCGTTTCGGTTCACGGTTTTTGTCGTGATGCTGATGCCCGCGGCTTGGGCTCTCGGTTCCGGTCACGCGCTCATGGCGTGCGGCTGGTTTGTTGGAATGGGAGTGTTGCGGTTCAGCCGATGAAGAATCCGACGGCGGCCACGATGGGGAAGGCGGGCGGTAGACGGCGTGCAAAGTTATTGAGCGCTGAGGAACGGCAAGAAATCGCACGTCAGGGTGGGTTAGCGAAGGCCGCAAAACGGAATGGGACAGCCGCCGCGCTCGAAACAGAAACAGACCTTGCTGAATCTCAAGGCCAAACTCAAAAGAGAAAAGCCTGATGCTGAACGCTCACTTCAAACCTCTCCATCAATGGCCGGGAAAACGTGTTGAAGAAACAGAATCGTCTCGTTTTAAGGCTGGCTACGACAATACCCTGGCAAAGTTGGAATATGAGTTGGAGAAACTTGAAGCGAGCGAGATCATCATCCAGGTAGACGGCTTAACTCCCGATTGGATACGAAACGACGGCTGGCCGAAAGGTCAGTGGTGGAATCTGAAACATGCGCGCTCCGGCGTGATACTGTCGTTTCAATCACCCAAAGGCGCAATCTCTTTCCCTTGTGACCGCTTTAATTATTGGCAAGACAACCTGCGAGCAATCGCTCTTTCACTCGAAGCGCTCCGAGCTGTAGACCGATACGGAGTCATAAGAGGGAATGAGCAGTATCGAGGATGGACACAAATTGGAAATGGGAATGGAAAGATGGATCGAGCCTCGGCGTTGAAGTTTATCGAGTCGCTGCTAGGCGCGTCCGTTCCGGCTCAGGCGAACATTCGCGACGTGTGCCGAAAGCTGAAAATCCTCCATCACCCTGACCATACGGGCGGGTCGCATGAAACCTTCGTAGCTATCGGGCAGGCCGAAGAGGTGCTGTGTGCCGGGTGATGCGCTGTGGGCGCTGGCTGCCTGCTTACTGATTGAAGCGTTCTTTGCGCCGGTGGCGCGGATTGTCTGCATGTGCCGGTATCGGGTAATAATTCAACGGGCTGAAGAAAGTTTGGGTTCACCAGTCGGCGAAGGGGTGGACAACTCAGGGCGCGGTGGCAGACCAGTTCCAGCCGATTCGAAGCGAGATTTGACCGCTTCCGCGCCCTGACTATTTCAGATTGGTCAGACTGGTCAACGGCGGTTTATCCCTAAATTCTCGAAAGTACTGAACCGTCTTCATCCCATCCCTACCAAACCAAGCAAATATAGGAACAAGAATCAGCCAGAATATCCAGCGCTTCATTTTGGGGTACACCTCGGTTCGCCTGTCGGTTGCGGGTCCGTGCTTGCCGGGGCGCGGTGGCTTCATTCCATAGCCTGGAAATCGTC